TATATGTATAGAGAATTCCCCTAAAGGAATTCTCTTATATATATTATAACTAATTAAAACTTTTAATATGAAATACCTATTTATGCTACTTACAGTAGCAGTACTATTTGGATGTGGTGGTGGAGAACCACTCACCGAAGATGGAAAACCTGTTCAAAAACAAACTACTCAAGAGGAATAAATAATGTTTAATAAACTACTTTCAGCATTGCTACTTACACTCTCAGCAACAAGTTTTGCTGCGACTACCGTTAATCCTAATCCTGTGGGCCTATTCCAGCAGGTTGATGTAACTATTGACGGATCAGATGGTTGGTCGTTTACTGCCAACTCTGCCGCTGCGGACTACAGCAGCTTTTATACTAAATCTGGTGCGTGCAAGATTGATTCATATAAAACCAGTACGGGGTCCACTGTGTTCACTGGCTGGACATGCTCACAACCTAGCGTTGTTACATTCATCACAAAGGGGCCGGGTTCCACCACTTGTCCCTATCCCGGCCTGCCCAGTGAGGGTATGCACCTGACCATTAAGAATGCGTCTGGTGTAGCTGTATACGACAAGCCTATGTGGTACGGACCTGTCTGTGGTGTCCCTTTGCCACCGCCTCCCGTAGTAGCCGTGGCTTCTTGGATTGCTCCCGTCCTGACTTTTGATAACAGCACACAAAGCCAAGAATCAGCAGAGACAGGTTTTACTGTGCGTGACCCCGCATACCTTTACAGCCAGCACACATTCATCGTGCCCGACAACATTGTGTGCAGCAAGGTCACGCGAAATGTTGGTACTCGCTGGGTTAAGCGTTATGTTGAGGACGGCTTTACCTGTTCAGGAAAGATTCCGGCTAATTCAATCTCTAAAGTTGTAATTCAATAAGGAAATAAATGACTTATCTACCAGAACGTGACTTACTCGTTCTGCTTTTAGACAAAGAAAACTTTAACCAGTACTATGAGTACCTAGATCAATCCTACATCAAGGATAATTTCCGTGAGCTGTTCTATCTCTATAAGACGTTGCAACATACCCATGCACAGACGACGGGGAACTTACTCCTATCAGACTTACAAGCCTCATTCTTCTCTACATACCCGGACGTTGCGAAGGAGACATATCTTCCACTTTTTAAAACCCTCTCAGAGACAAAGTTATCGGAAGGAGTTGGGTTATCCCTGCTCAAAGAGATTAAAGCTCGTAAACAGGCTTTAAAGCTGTCTGAGGCAGCATTTAAATTTAGTAATGGGAATGGTAGTTATGATGACGTTATCCGAGCAGGAGAAACTTTCTCAGGAAATCAAACAGAGGATGCTGACGAATTTGAGTTTGTCACTACGTCGCTCAGCACAATTATTTCGGACATATTCCAAAAGCCTGGTTTACGGTGGAGACTTAGCGCCCTCAACAAGTCCCTTGGAAGCCTTAGAAAAGGAAACTTCGGATTCCTCTTTGCCAGACCAGAAGTAGGCAAAACTACATTCCTTGCATCTGAGATTAGTTACATGCTATCTCAGCTTAAGGATGGAGAAGGGTCGATCATTTGGTTTAACAACGAGCAAGTAGGTTCAGAAGTAATGCTCCGTATGTACCAAGGATACTTTGGGTTAAAACTTGAACAGATTAAAGCCAACCCAAAAAGGTATGAAGAACAGTTTGAAAGAGAAACTAAAGGCCGGTTTAAGTTAGTAGATAACGCTTTAATAGATAAGTATCTTGTCGAGAAGATGTTGAAGCAACTTAAGCCCTCTCTAGTGGTTTTTGACCAGATTGACAAGATTAAAGGGTTTGCAGCAGACCGTGAAGACTTGCGACTCGGTGCCATTTACATATGGGCACGAGAACTAGCCAAACAATACTGTCCTGTAGTTGGTATTTGTCAGGCCGGTGGTACAGCGGAGAATGTTAAGTGGCTCACAATGGATCATGTTGCTAATGCAAGCACAAGTAAGCAAGCAGAAGCCGATTGGATCTTAGGTATGGGCCATTTACATTCCGAAGGAACACAATTTATTCGGTATTTAAACATTAGTAAGAATAAACTTATGGGCGATGATGACACTATTCCACGTTTACGACATGGTAGATTTGAAGTCATAATCGAGCCTGAAATTGCCCGTTTTAGAGACCTTGTAGAGTATACATGAGTAAAACATTCTTAACATCAGACACACATTTCTTTCATGAGAATGTAATTAAATTCTGTGACAGGCCTTACGGTTCAGCAGAAGAAATGAATTATAAACTAATTCAGAATTGGAATAGTGTTGTAGGGCATGAAGATCATGTCTGGCATCTAGGTGATGTTAGCTTCGGCACTGTGGAACAGACTGAGCAAATCCTATTACAGCTAAACGGATTAAAACATTTAATTACTGGAAACCATGATAGAAAAGGTAGATGTCAAGGGCTAGATTGGAAAAAGTATTTTGTAACTCAAGATGACTACTACAGACTTAAAGTTAAAGTAGGGAATAAAGAGTATAAAGCAGTTTTATGTCATTTCCCATTTAGTTCTTGGGAACGTGGCTATTACAATTTTCATGGTCATTGGCATTCGACTCCTAAAGATTATCATAGTAAATACATGCAACATGATGTTGGAGTAGATATGAACAACTATACTCCACTACTACTTCAGGATTGTGTCAAACGAGCAGTGCAAGGAAAGGAACAAGTAAAATTGTATTAACATTCGATGTAGAAACAGGCACAGTATGCAAAGGGAACCCGTTCACGGCGAGTGGCAAGTTGGTTTCCTACTCAGTAAAACTAAATGATCTTATTCCTTCTTTTAACTATTTTGATGCTCCTGATTTTCTAACAGAACTACGAGCATACATGCAGCAAGCTAAATTGCTTGTTGGATTTAATATTAAGTTTGACTTATCTTGGGCATCTAGATATGGAATTAAACCTCCTGAACGTGTTCGTGTATGGGACTGCCAGATTGCAGAGTTTATTATTACAGGCCAGAAAGGGAGTTATCCCTCACTAGATGAATGCTGTGCCAAATATGGGCTAGGTCAAAAAGATGACAAGATTAAAGAGTATTGGGATGCTGGAGTTGACACCACAGACATTCCAGTAGATGAACTAAAGTTTTACAACGACCTTGATGTGGAGTTGACATATCAACTCTATCTAAAGCAACAAGAAGTTATGACTGACAAACAGAAGAAGCTTTGTATGGTTATGGGACTAGACTTGCTAGTGTTACAAGAAATGGAAGAAAATGGGGTTAAATTTGACATTACTTTATGTAAAAGAAAGGCTGCTGAGGCTGAGGAGCGCCTCAAGGAAGTCACAGATGAGCTACTTAAGCACTCCCCTACTCCAGACATTAATCTGGATAGCGGTCAGCATCTTAGCTGTCTTCTTTACGGGGGTAAGTTTGAAATTGATTACATAACAGAAGAAACGGCTTATTACAAAAGCAATTCAAAGGCTACTGGAGCAAAGAAAGGCGACCCATATACAAAGAACATACATAACGAAGTAGTTTATGAATGTCCACGTATATTTGAGCCTCTCCCTAAGACAGAAGCTAAACTTAAAACTAAGTTTGGAGAGACATGGTATACCACTAATGAGGACAATCTAAAGCAATTGAAGTGCCGAGGTAAGGAACAGAAGCGACTGATTCAACTATTGCTTGAACGAGCAGAGCTTGCTAAGTTGCTAGACACTTACTACGGAAAGCTTCCACAGCTATTAGAGGAAATGGAATGGGGAGAGTACATACATGGGCAGTATAACCAATGTGTGGCAAGCACTGGACGCCTATCTAGTAGTAGACCTAACATGCAGAATTTCAGCGGAGACACTGATCTCCTACTAATATCGAGGTATGATTAATGCCATTAATCAATGTAGACGTAAAGGACTGGAGGTCGTTGTTGCTGCCGAATTGTCCGGCGACCCTATCCTTAAAAAAGAAATCTTAGACAAGGTAGATATACATGAGACTAACCGCGATAGATTTGGACTTGGTGAAGGAAAGCCGGGAAGACTTATTGCTAAAATCTTTAAGTTCAGACTTATCTATGGGGGAAGCGCGTATTCTTACGCAAATGATTCTGACTTTCAAGGGGTTAGTAGAAGCCAAAAGTTTTGGCAAAATATCATTGACGAATATTATGATAAATATAAAGGAATAAAAGACTGGCATGAACAACTCATCAATACAGCAAAATCAACCGGGAGGCTTGATATTCCGTCAGGACGACATTTCCCAATCGTTCCACTTGTCAATAAATGGAACGGTAGTATGGACTGGCCCATTACAGTCATTAAAAATTACCCCGTGCAAGGGTTTGGAGCCGATCTCGTCATGCTTGCCCGTCTGGAGGCCCGGAAAAGGCTACGTGACTGGGGAGGAGAAGTTAAACTTGTCTCCACAATCCACGATTCAATTGTGGCCGATTGCCCTAGCGATTGTGTTCTACACGTGGGTCGTATTCTGTCTGAGTCGATAGAAGCTGTTCCAGCATTATGCAAACAAGTATTCGGGTATGAGTTTAGTCTTCCATTAACTTCGGAAGTACAGTATGGACCTAACAAGAAAGATATGAAAGAATTAATATTGACATCCTAATTTAGGTATGGTACAATATTAGTATGGATTAAATAATTTAATCTAAAAGTTTTAATTTAAGGAAATAAATGCAAGTAAAGATTTTGGACGTTACCATTGAGAACGTCGTAAAGGGCAAGAGCCGGTATAGCAAAGCAGCAGTAGCTTATTCATTTAATGGAGAAGCACGTACACAGAACATTATGAGTTTTGTTAATCCAGATGTGTTTAAAAAGGTACAAGAGTTAGTAGGTCAGACAGTAGAAATTATTCTTACTAAGAATACTGCTGGATACAATGAATGGGCAGCTATTGGGCCTCTAGGCTCCTCCCCTGCAGATGCCCCTTCTCCCGCATCTCCTATGGTCCCTGTAGGCCTTGCAGCAGCGGCGACCCGTGTAACGGGGAGCAATTACGAAACTCCATCAGAACGTGCCCAGAAGCAAGTTTACATTGTTAAACAAAGTTCTATTGGTAGTGCATTGGAATACCTGCAAATGGAAGGGCATGGCCCACATCCAGTAGAGCAAGTAATTGAAGTGGCACAGAAGTTTGTAGACTATGTGTTTGACACTCCCAAGCCTGAGTAATTGAAAGACATATTCTATGGAATACTTATTGCCTTGGCTGGCTATGGTGGCTATACTGTGGGGGTTTCTGTGGGTGTGGCTCGTATGGATGCCACAGAACAACATGACCTTTGCCACGATACTGAAACTCATGAAGGATGGATTGCAAGGAAGCAAGGAATAACAAGATGTTTTATGGAAAACAGACAGTTTCCACATCGAGTAAGAGGGAGTCATATTGAAGCTCTTAATTGATGGCGATTTGTTTTGTTATCGTATGGCAGCTAGTGCTGAAAACGAAGGTAGTGGACTAGCAATCCAACGTATGGATGAACTCCTTGACGATTGCATTGACAAGCTGAAAGCAGACAGCTTCCAATTCTATTTGACAGGGCCAACCAACTTTCGTTTTAAAGTTTATTTTGAGTATAAAGCGAACAGGCTAGATACTCCTAAACCTAAACATCTACAAGCATGTAGAGACTACCTAGTATCCGCTTATAATGCCATCATTTCAGAAGGATGTGAAGCAGATGACTTGCTAGGTATTGCACAATGTTCGGAGACAGCTACAGAGCGGACAACTATTGTCTCACTTGACAAAGACCTCCTCCAGATTCCCGGTAATCATTACTCATGGCACATCGAAGGAGGCCCCTCCCACAAACGATGGGTTAAGGAAGCAAAGCAACAAGACATTAGTCCTATACAAGGCTTGCGTTGGTTCTACACACAAATGCTTACGGGGGATGTTTCTGATAACATTAAGGGAGTTAATGGTGTTGGAAAAGTAGGAGCAGCACGCATGTTGTCTGATCCAGAACTAACAGAAAATGATATGTTTGAAATTGTACGAGATGCTTATTCTAATGATATGGAAATGCTTATGAACGGAGATTGCCTTTGGATTATGCGGCAACATGACACGCCCTTCTCGAAAACAGACTACGGACTCCTCCTTGCGGACGAGCTATAATAATGGAGAGTGGACACTTGCTAGATTCAACAGTTTCATCACTAGTATTCTTCGTTCTGGTAGTCGCCGTTGGGGGCCTAAGTATACGACTCTCGCGGCTGCAAAACAAGGTAAACAAATTAACAAAAGCTCTGGACGCCTCGCTGAACACTATAGGTGTGCTAGTTGCCTCAGTGACTTTCCTGCAAAACAAGTGCAAGTAGATCATATTATTCCTATGGGAGTAGGTCGATCATGGGACGACTTCATCAACGAATTATATTGTGAAGCCGATAATTTGCAAGTGCTTTGTAAAGAGTGCCATGCAAAAAAAACTAAATTAGAACGAAAGAAGAAATGATTATAGAAGTAGTCACAAAAGATGCTGACGGAAATATTTCGTTCAATGGTAAGCTCAACTCACAGGAAGTTAGTTTAGTATTGAATGTAGGAATCAACTACCTAATGGCAAATGGTATTATGCCCTTGTTTACAGGCAAGGATGATGAAGAACTTGGTATTGTTTCAGCTCCACCGGAGCAAGTACAGTAATGCAACATTTTGTTTTACCAGACTGTCAAATCCGCCACGGAGACAACACTGATTTTCTTAGGGCTATTGGTAATTACATTGTACGTAAGCAGCCTGATGTTATTGTTAATTTGGGGGATTTTGCAGACATGCCTTCTCTCTCTAGTTATGATGCGGGTAAGAAGTCGTTCGAGGGACGGCGTTACTCACTCGATATTCAGGCAGCTAAAGAAGCCATGCAAGTATTACTAGAGCCAATTAAATTGTTTAATGAACGTGCTAAAAAGAATAAAGAAAAACAATATAAGCCTCGCATGGTTATGTGCCTTGGCAATCATGAACATCGAATCAATAGGGCAGTTGAGAACGATGCCAAGCTTGACGGTGTTCTATCAGTAGATGATTTACAGTATAAAGAAAGTGGGTGGGAGGTTTATCCGTTTCTTGATGTCGTCATTGTTGATGGGGTTGCCTATAGTCATTATTTTACTTCTGGGCTTTTGGGTAGGCCTGTTACTACTGCACAAGCCTGTCTAAGTAAGAAACATCAATCGTGCATTCAAGGACACCAACAAGGCCTACAAATTGCAACTGGCTATCGTGCAGATAGTTCTGCCATTACATGTGTGATTGCTGGCTCCTGCTATGAACACGATGAAGATTACCTTGGTCCTCAAGGAAACAATCACTGGCGTGGCTGTCTCATGCTCCATGAAGTACATGATGGTCAGTTTGACTTAATGAACATTTCACTTAAATGGTTAAAGAATAAATATAAATAATATGATTTCAGAAATAGATATTAAAGATTGGGTAGATTCCAATCCAGTTGATAGACGTCCCAAAGCAGAAGGTAAGAAGTATGATGCAGAAAAACCTCCACTACAACTACTTGATCCACTCGCCTTGGAGGGCATCGCAAATGTACTTGCCTTTGGTGCCCAAAAGTATGCAGCCCACAACTGGCGAGGTGGAATTGAGTATACTCGCCTTATTGGAGCATGTATGAGGCATACAGCAGCCATCCTACGTGGAGAAGATAATGACCCAGAGAGTGGTCTTCCACATGTAGATCACCTAGGATGTAGTGCTATGTTTCTAAGTAATATGATGAAGACAAGGAAAGATTTAGATGACCGATTTAAGTGATGAAATTCGCCGTGCTAGACACGGAGTTGTAGCAAATCCATACCAAGGGCCAGATAAGAAAGTGCTATTTGTATGCAGCATGGGTATTCTTCGCAGTGCCACTGGCGCTCGTATGTATGCTCATAAATACAATACTCGTAGTGCTGGTACTTGGGGTGACGCTCTCATTCCAATTACACCAACTTTAGTTGCATGGGCTAACGAAATTGTCTTTGTTAATAAAGAGAATTATCGTAATGCTGTAGAAGAGTTTGGTGAGGAAGTATTCTTGGAAACACCTACTAAAGTGTTAAACATTCCAGACAGTCACATGCATATGGCTCCAGAGCTGCAAGCAGAGTTTATTAAACAATATGAGCCTCTATGAGTAATGTAAAGAATAAAGAAACTATCTATGCTATTCTTCGTAAAGATTTAGATTATAATTATCAGCCTGCTCTATCCTCAGAAGTTGTCTGTGCTTTTTGTAAGACACTAGAGGGGGCAGAAGAACTTTGTGGGGAATATCAACAAAAATGGACAGACTCAGGTGGTGGAGAAGAGTCTTACTACTATGTAGTTGGAAATACTTTCTATGATAGATAGCTGGAATCCAGACGTTGAATGTAATAAATGTGGAGATAAAATCCATAGCAAATACTCAGGAGAATTTGTCACATGTAAATGTGGTGCTATTTCCGTGGATCAAACCAGATATTACTCTAGGTATATCGGTGATCCCAAAGACTTTAAACAAAAAGATGAACAAGCTGGAACTAATTGAAGAGCTACGTAAGATAGACGAAATTACATTGATGGAACTATTAGAACTAACTTCTACTGACATTGTAGATGCATTTCTAGATCATATTGAAGAACATCAAGCACGACTAACACGAGCAGTAAGTGACAATTAAGCCACCACGAACATATGTAGAAGCTACAGACGAAAAAAAACTCCGCTACCTCAAGCGTCTACAAGAAGACAAAGAGGCAAGGCGGAGCTTAAAGGATTTTATTCGTCATCAAGAGGAGGACAATCAAGATGCTACCACTAAGGAAGTTTCACGATATGCTGACGACTCTTAAGTACCAAGTGATGGAAGACATGGATGAAATGATTGGAGCAGCAGACTTGATTAGTCAACGACCCAACTACCTGACAGTTGATGAGCATGGTTTCTACCATCTACAAGCATCAGGTAATATTGATGAAATGCTTCTAGCTGTAGAATTACAACTTACACGTTTAAAAAGAATTAAAGAACAGAGAGATAAAATTGATCGTAAACCGATTTAAGACAGAATTTGCAGAAACAATTTTTAGAAATAAATATGCACAAGGCCCAAACGACAGCTGGGATGCCCTCGCAGATCGTCTTGTTGACGACGTATGCGGAACTAGAGGGGGCGCGCAACCTATCCTCATGTCCGACTCTGACCGAAGAGAACTTAGTGAACATATTAAAAACATGCGGTTTCTCCCCGGAGGACGTTATCTCTACTACGCCGGGCGACCATACAAAGCTTTCAATAATTGTTACCTTTTACGTGCCGAGGAAGACACCCGAGAAGAGTGGAGTAATGTAACATGGCGAGCTATGTCTTGTCTTATGACTGGGGGCGGAATTGGAATTGACTACTCACGACTTCGACCAAGTGGAAAAGCTCTTTCGAGAACTGGAGGTACAGCTTCGGGGCCGTTACCTCTCATGTCAGCAATCAACGAAATTGGACGAAATGTTATGCAGGGCGGCTCACGCCGTTCGGCTATCTACGCGTCCCTCAATTGGCAGCATGAAGACATCCCTGCGTTCCTTGGAATCAAGAATTGGGACGAGTTAACCAAGACTCAGAAGAGTCTTAATTTCAATTATGCTGCCCCATTGGATATGACTAACATTAGTGTTAATTATGACGATGCTAGTTTGGTTGGTGGACTAGAAAACAATGCTATATTTCAGCAGAATGTTCGACAAGCAATGGAAACTGGAGAACCCGGATTTTCATTCAACTTTGGAAGTAAGCAAAATGAAACACTGCGTAATGCTTGTACAGAAGTTACGTCTGAAGATGATAGTGACGTATGCAATCTTGGTTCTATCAACCTTGGAAATATTACTACTCTGGAAGAGTTTAAGTCAGTGGTATCGCTCGCCTCGAAGTTTCTTGTATGTGGCACGCTCCGAGCAGACCTTCCTTATGAGAAAGTATACAAAGTACGTGAAAAGAATCGACGACTTGGACTCGGACTTATGGGAATCCACGAATGGCTCCTCCAACGTGGACAAAAATACGAAGTAACTCCAGAATTACATGAATGGTTAAAGGTTTATCAAGATGAATCAAAACGCTCCGCAGACGAACACTGTGACCGCTTTTACATTAGCAGGCCAGTTGCATACCGTGCTATCGCACCAACTGGAACCATCGGAATACTTGCTAAACTAAAACTGGCCTTACACTAAGTAATTAGTGTTTAGAATTGGGTGAATTCAGGGAAAACCTAAATTTATCTTGACATTATCCCTAAAATATGTTATAATAGTAGGTATAGAACCATTATATTTTAGGAGTAAACTTCTAGTAGATAAACATGGCAATCCTGATCTAAGCGTATCAAATACAGTAAGAGTAGATACGAAAGAGCAACGACTAGGGGGTGAGGATGTTACCAATAATCCCCCCACGAGCGCCCAACTTCCTTGTAAGGAAGATGATATAGTCTGAACTATAGGGAAACTTATAGAAGCTAGGATAAAGAGCCTAGCGATAACATAATTGAGTACAACTACGGGAATTGAGCCACTCTTTGCAGTGGCATATAAACGACGTTTCCTCACGGATGGGACGAAGTGGAAATACTCCTATGTCGTTGATGCAACAGCGGATAGGCTGATTAAAGAATATGGAATTGACCCCAATACAATTGATACGGCCTACAAACTCAGCCACGACTACGAACAACGAATCAAGTTCCAAGCGGATATTCAAGATTACGTTGACATGTCAATTAGCAGTACCATCAATCTCCCCTCATGGGGAAGTAAGGGGAACAACGAGTCGAGCGTGGAGTCATTTACAAGGACACTTGCGGCATATGCTCCGAGACTACGAGGATTCACTTGCTATCCAGATGGAAGTCGAGGAGGTCAGCCCATAACTGAATGTGACTACGAAGAAGCCATTAAACATAAAGGAACAGTCTTTGAAGAACATGACGTTTGCGACATTACGGGGCATGGAGGATCATGTGGAGTTTAAAAGTCCGTTGTAGTAATGGAGAGACATGTACTCTACCATATGAAGACACTGTGTATAGGCTTAAAATGTATTGGCATACAGCTCCATCCACAAGACATCAAATAATGTTGGCAACAAAAACTTGTCCTAACATTCTAAAGGAAATACAATTACCACTATAGTCTGTAACAAAGAGGAAATGGTTTGTGATTTGCAGATGACAATTTATCAGCAGATTAAAATCAAAGCTAAAACTAAAATCTATAAGCTGGCTCCACATGAAATGCACTTTAACGAGGAATTCATTATGGGCTTCTGTGGGGCAGCAACAGAGATTATTAGTGTAGTTGACTTCTACGAGAGGCCAGAACTGTACAAGACAATTCCAAGGACAAAGAATCTAACTGGATTGGTGCTAACCAAGTCAGGAAACATTTTTACCTTCGATAATCCCGGACAGTGGCTTGCCGTAGAAGGCAAATTTGCTTCAATGGGCAGTGGTAGTCCTGCTGCCTATGGAGCATTATATAATGGTGCTACACCTAAACAAGCTGTGCAAGCAGCTATGAAAGTTGATCCATTTACTGGAATGGGAACTAAGACATTACGTTTTAATTAGACAAAAGAAAGCCGCCTATCCTTCACAGGACGGCGGCTTTTTCACATCTAAACAATACTCGGAATTACATTCCTCGGAATTGATCTCGTTCAGAATTACGTCTACTTGTTATCTCAGGGGGAATGTGCCATCTATCAAATTGATTGGCAGCTTCTGTGTAGTTTCCTACATTCAAAACCTTCAATAAAGTTGATCTAGAGAATGCTGTTACTCCAACATTGAAAATAAAACTACAAAGAGCATCAAACTGGTTCTGAGTAAGAAACACTTTAACGTTAGCAATAATAGCTCTTTCGGCTGTCTTGATGTCTTGCTTTAGGGCAGCATCTACCTGAGCATCCGACCAGACGGAGTCTGGGAGAACCTCTGGGCCAGTATGTCCAACACCAATTGTCCAAATACCTTTAGTGTCTTTATAGGCTTTATTTCTTTTCCCCTCACGTAGGGTTAAAAGTTTTAATCCCTTGTCAGACATGTTCATTGCATTCTCCTTTGTAGCGACTGAGCTTTAGTAATAGACTTAGATGCACTGTCTTTAAGGATAGCAAACTCCTCGGGACTCAGACTAAGTTTCAATGCAATAGCATTAACTTGTTGTTCAAACTGCTGTGGGTCACCTTGACCATCTACACAGTATTTATCCATAGTCTTTTGGTCAAACGACCTATCCCTAAATATATCCTGTGCTAGGGTGTTTAACGCTTTAGTACGAATATCGTTAAGTGACTTGTCTATTTGTCCTAGCTGGTAATTTTTAGTCTTTTGTACAGACTCATTGATACCAGTAATGCCCATAGCTCTCATAGTTTTATCCACTTCATTTCGTTTAGCCGTAGGCTTTAGATTTGAAGGGTCTTTACTATAAGCCAAGTCATCCTTAGTGTACATTGCCAAATCCAATGGACCCTGAGCAATAGGAGGAGCTAAGTTGTATAAAGCAGCCTGAGCAGTTTCTTCATTACGCTGCCTAGCAACGTCAACAACAGAACCAATCATACTAGCCAATTTGCCACCACCCGCAAACGCAGCATCTGCTGCATTATTAGGCAGTACATCACCCAAACCTAGCCTAGTGCTAGCGTCAGCACCAGTCAAACTCCACAGCCCATGAGACAGGGCATACATAGCTTTAGAGTCTAGATGCTTTCCAAGTTCTTCAGATACATTCATCACATCTAAAGCTAATGACTTTGGATTGCCTAAAGACTTGGTAATCTGGTCATACAAAGCTTCCCATTGACTAAAGAAGGGCAGTCCCATAACACCAGCCATAGCAATTGTAGTTGCCATCTGTGTCAGGAATGGAACAGCATTCCCTGTCTGTGCAGCTTCCCTAGCGTACAGCGACCAACGACTAATTTCATTATGCCCAAAGCTTTTCAAGTTATACGCCATAGTTCCTACTGGACCTAGTGCATTATAAATTGGAGGCTTCTCCATAGCTCCATAGTTGTTCATTGCCATGTCCGTAAATCTAGCAGCCTGTTCATACAAACCATCTTTAACAGATAGTCCACCGTCATACAGAGCATGGACGAGAGTTAAGTAGACAGTTTTACGTGTACCAGTTTCAACATAGGCAGCAGGAGACTGTGTAACCTTAGCTGTGTAATAGGCAGCACCCTTCTCAGTTTGATTAGAGTGTTCCACCATATCAGTAGCATACACATGGTTGTCTTTGGCATACTTCAATGCGCCCTGCTCCATAGAAGACAGAGAGCCTTTGTCTAGTTCATTGAATGCCGTTTTCATTGCCTTCAAATTACCAGCAATACCAAAGCTATCCATTCCTTTACCACGTAGATAGGCAACCATACCCGGCAAAGCTGCCAATGGTTGAATAGCATTCATAGCCAAGAACATAGGACTCAATGACATCATCCAAGTGTTAGCCACTTGACGAGCCATGTTAATCCCTGCCTTTGGCACAGAAGGACCAATACCCATAGGACGGAACAAAGAGTTAAACAAACTGTTAACTCCATTACCAATGTCACTTGGATTCATTCCTAAAGCATTGTACATGTAGTCTTCAGATAGCTTCACAGCGTTCTGATGCTTGGTAGCAACCACCTCATTACGTAAAACGTCATTCACATCCTTTGCAGCTTTGGAAAGTTCTCCCCACTGCATCGCACCCTCAGCATACCTAACTTGGTTCTCAAAGAAAGCCTTGGAGTTTTCTTCTGGAGATAGCCATTGTTTACGGCCTTCCATACCCCATACACCTTTCTTTTGGAGAGTGTGTGCGTCCATACCCATATAATGAGAAGGATCATCTTTAGCTACTTGGGCTAGAGTATCCAAGAACTCTTTCATATGGGGATTGTCTTCTCCTAGAGTTTTAAGTACGTCAGTAAAGGCTTCGTGAGGAGTGCCTTTGGCAGACTGCCGTGTACGGCTTTTGTCAATTAAAGGACCAAACTCAATAGAAGGTTCTTTGGCTTTTAGTGCTGCTTCTAGTTTGGATAGAGAATTCTTCCCAATACCCATAGTATTAGCACCAACCACACCAACCACTTCCTTCTTACCATCAATAGTTTTGTAGGCTACCTTACGATAGTCACCAGTCATATTAAAGGCGGAGTAGGCTTCACGAGCAGCAATAGGCTTCTTACCAGCAGCAACCCTAGCTTCATTAATCTTAGTCAACGACTCATCCATAAGAGAGGCATGTTGAGTAAGGAATGTAGAAAGCTTTTCAGATAGCCCTGCACGAGCAACCATGTCAGGAGTAATCTGTGTTTTGTTCAAATCAGCCGCATTCAACAGAGTGAAGGCGTCAATACGTTCCTGTTTAGACAGGCTACGCAGAGCACCTAGATACTCATTGTGAATCTTCTCAGTAATCAAAGACCGAGAGACACTATCTGCTTTAAGAAAACTATCCACAGCGTAATGTACGACTGGATGATCGACCTTAGCTTTGAGGTAGATTCCACCTTTAGTAAGCTGATTAATAGTCTTTTGAACTACGTTTTGCTTTACATCTGGAGAGCTATTAGCAAGACTGATAGCCTCATCAGGCGATGCAATCATTGAGTTACCAACATTCTTTAGTTTCTCAGCAAAGCCGGGAACCTTTTTAAGTTGGTCTACGTTCTTTTTTTTACCCCAATCAACTAAGACTGCTCCACGTTGGGACTTAGGAACATTCATTCCTTTTGTAGAATTAGTATCAAAGATAGACTTAAAGTTATCTTTATTCCAAGTAACAAATGATTTTGGATGCTCCGTGTTCTCATATACAAATTTCATACGAGTATCTACGTCATCACGTTGAGACATATTAACGAGCTTCTTAGTCTTTGGACTCTCTGCTATATTCTCGTAAAAGAAACCATCAATTCCAGCTTGTTTAAGAAGATCAGAAAATAGAGCATTTCTGTTAGAAACTCCCTTTGTATGTACTAACGTAGCAAATAATCCTCTAGCTATTTCTGGAGAAATGCCACGATCAACTAGAGCAGCGGTAATACGCTGTTTAATAGTAAATTTAGGAAAATCAGAGATATCAGAATTAGCAATTGCTATAGGGTCCCAATTACCAGCATCCAAAGGCAAGTATGGGTAATTTCCTTCTTTGATAACCACGGGATGTACTTGGCTATTATTTTTTACAGCATCACTTTTAAATGTTGCCATGCTATTTTTACTAGACCTATGGGTAACAAACATACCCGAATCTCCGGCACCACCAGCATGAAAGCCTTGGTTAGAGGGACGTAATGGACCTTGTATATCCTCTACAGTACCATGAAGCATTACTCTAGGAGTACCATCTTCATTCTTTAAATAGTCACCACCAAGAGTGCCTTTAATCTTGTTCTGCCAGTCAAAGTCCCAAGCAAGTTTGTCTGTCAATTCAGACAGATGCTTAGCAAGTCCTTTATATCCTGCCTTGATGTCAGAAACAGCAAGGGCACCCCCTTGCTTCTTAGCCCATGCAGCACGAGCCAAAGAGCCTAATGGAGGAGCAGATTCTCCTTGACGCCTAGCTTCGGCAGCAGCACCAAGCAGTTCTCCGGGAGCATCTAATTCACGACCTAGTTGAGTCTTCTTTAGAGCACCACGACGATGTGCCCAATCCATTGAATCAATAGCCTCTGGAAGATTACGAGCATTCTCTTGTTCATGCTTTTGTGGAAGCTCATCACCCCATAGATTTCTCTGCAGAGGATTCTCAGCATTAGCCACATCCATAGATAGGTCTACCTTCACAGGCATACCATTCTCGTCTATACGCCAGTCTCCAGTAACTGCCTCATACTTGTTGGGCATTCTGCCTTCTTCTGGAATGTCAAATAAAGACATCTGACCATCAAGGCCTTCAGTAGCATGGTAATCAGCAGGAGTTTCTTTACCTAGCGCAGGAGCGTCTTTAGTAGGCTTAGGGGCATTAATTTCATCAAGAAGAGAAGCAGCAGCATTAGTAACTGCTTTTGACTTAGGAGCAGACCTATGCATTGCCCCAGCAGTAGCGCCACCAACAACACCAGAAACAACAGCATCTTCTAGAGTGGGAGCAAACTGACGCTTGCCTTCCTCAGTATTCATTGTCTTCTGAATTAGGGCCTTAGTCCCATAGTCTTGAGCAGCATTACCTATAAAATTCTTAGCCACTGTTCCAGCAAGAGTTTTACCGGGACCAAGAGCAAATCCCAAAGCATTACCAGCAGCATCAATTCCAGTTGCTGTAGCTGCAGTCCCCAAAGACTCTCCAGCTTGGATAGCACGTTGACCAGTGTCTGCCGCAGAGAAAGGGGCAGTTAGCATTTGCATTGGCAACGTAGCCAAAGCACCTACAACCTTACCAGTTCCTGTCAATTCCTGATTATCTGGGTTAGCCCACTGTTCACGAGATTTAACACGATCCTCCATACCACTATACAGTTTGTCAGCCATTTCAGTAGAGAAAGGACTAACCAAGCTACCAGCTTGCATAGAGAGAAACTTATCTGCAGTATTTCCCACGTTAGCAAACGAAGAGGCAATAGCAGTTCCCAAAGAAGCTTTTGGTTGTTCAGTGTCAAATAGGCCCAACGGGTCTTTGTTCTCGTCCTCAAATAGGCCTAATGGATCACTCATTGTAAATCAACTCCAAATTTCTTTTTGTAAAGTTCTTTAAGTTTAGCGGCAGGAATGCCGGGGTACATCTCTTGTACTTTAGACAAACTATGTTCTTGCGGCTTGCTAGTAGGAGGAGCACCTCCATTGATTACAGAAGCAGGGACTTGCTTAGGAGACAATACAACTTTACCATCTTGCACAGTAGGAGCAATACCTTGACCAGCACCCGCATTCTTGGCATTCATATTGAGTTGCTCAAACTTAGATGCTAACTCTCTATACTTTGCCTCATCTTCAGGAGTATCTGCTTCTTCTGCTTTAATCAGATAATAAGCGGCACCTTTCTCATATCCAAGCTTTGCAGCAATAGATTCAGGAGAATTAGTTTTTCCAGTACCTCTAACTTGAGCAGCCCCTAATGTGGCATCAGCTCGCACACCTGCAATGCGCTCATTAGACTGCTGCAGCTCAGTGGCTCTTCCTGTCTGTTGAAGTTGCTTATAGCGTTCCATTTCCATAGCAGCAGCAGCTTTTCGACGTTCAGCTAAGATTTCAGGCATAAACTGTTGAAGTTTTAAACCTTCTTCACGTTCTGCTGGGTCTTGTGATCTAAGTAGCACACCTACATGATTATCCATTTCTTTAATATGGTCATCTGTGGCATCTAGGGCAGCTTTACGTTGGTCAGCATTCAGCATGTTTTGCTGATTTGCCTTTTTACGATTTAAATCTATTTCTTTGTCTTGATTACCAATGTCCAATCCTTGATTTGTCAGAACACGTGCTTGTACACGATTAGGATTGTCTTGAGCAGTAAATAGATTCTCTAGGCTAGCCTTTTCGTTAGCTAGATTGCCTTTTTGTAAGTCTTGCTGTTGAAATTGATTAGACAAATCAACATTAGCCCTACCTTGTAGATATGCTTCTGGATTCCATGCCCCATAAATTTGAGACAATTCTTCCATTGATTGTGGTTGCATTATGCATAGCTCCCAGTATCCCCATTATCCCCAGCCCAATTTGGTGGAAAGAATGGTTGTGATGTATTTTGATCACTTGACCCAGAATTAAACATCCCACTAAGGCCATTAAACAATCCAGAACGTTGTCCTAGATTTAAAAGAGAGGCCAATTGTTGTCCACGCATGGCCGAACGTTGGTCATTTAGTTTCTGAGACTGTTGGGTAAGCTGGCCGATAGTGCCTGCTGTTCCAGCAGCCTTATCCGCAAGCAATGCCTGCAACTGTGCTTCACGAGGACCATACTGACTATTACGACCAGAGGCAGCATCTTTACGCTCTAACTGTTGACGTAGTTGTTTAGCATACGGACTGTCAGGCCCGTACATTCCAGACAAAGAACTAATTTGCCCATTAATAGCGGATTGATTTGTTCCTAAGTCACTTCCTGCACGACTAGCAGAATATAGTCCACCTAGTCCCGAAAGAAGAGAATTAACATCAAATTGGTTTTGCTGTCCTTGAGACTGCCCATTTCCGTTTATGCCGGGGGTAGCTCCAATAGTACGTCCTAATTGAGCCCCTAGAGGGCCTGTAAGAGCCCCTAGGCCGGGTGCCACAGCATTACCGAACATACCCCCTAGTGTGCCCCCAGCTTGGGTTCCTACGGCTGCTCCTAGATTACCATTTTTGGCATAGTCAGCAACTCCCCTAGCAGCAACTCCACCCCATCCGGGAATTTGTCCTGCAAGAACCGACATAGGATTTTTGCCACTAACTAAATCAGAAATTCCCCATGCTGCCCTAGCTCCCGGATGCAACGAGGTTACATTCCTAAAAGCTTGCATCAATGGATTATTCATAATACTAGATTGGGCTTTAGCTCTGGTCTCTCTATCATCTTCACCTAGATTAAAATCTGGATTTCCATCCATTCCAGACAGTGAATAACTAGGATTAGAATAAGAACTTATTCCATTATCACTATAGGAACTGGATAACGGACTAAAAGATCCATCAAAATAATTACCTGCGTCATTTCCCCATGAAGGAGTGTCAAACCCATATGGATTAGATGGAACTTCTGGAGCACCAAAAGAATTTCCTAATCCTGTACCTCCAAATCCAAAATCGGTTCCACCAAAATCACCGTATTCAGCCATATTTATTCCTTAAGTAATTGTGACGGAGCGAAGTGTGCCACCGTCGTTAACCCAGAGTTTAACTAAACCTGAAGTTGTATTTTTATATATAGCCCAATTACTAGCAGTAATATTGGCAGTTGTAGGATCAGAAGCGGAACTATTCATTGTCATAGTTGCAGTAACTCTGGCAGCTTCTGTAGTAGATAAATGGGAGCTACCAGTTCCAGCTACAGACTGCAGACTAGCATGTAATCTAGTAGGCAAGTCAGCTAGGCTAGCTCCAGATTTGTCTACGCTAGCCCAAGAAACCAATCCTGTAACAACTAAAAATTCATACAGTTGATTATACCAAGTGGTCCAAGCAAATGATCCGGGCTCTGATTTAACTGGAGGAGGTGGAGGACGCCCTGCCATTATGTCTGTCCTTTGTTAATTGTAATTTCCATACCCTCAAGCCTTAAAGCATATGGTTGAGTATAAGTAAACTTAAGTGCTCTACGTCTAAACATCCCAAGCCTATAAATATAAGAATAAATAGGATTAATATTTAATGTTGTTGCAGTAGACCATGTTTGATAGTCATCATCAGACCACTGTACAGAAATAGGAACATCGCTAGTACCATTAGGGGCATCACCAAGTAGAACAAGAATATCCATTCTCTTTCGATCAGTTACCTCAAAATCAAGTTTGGAAGTAGTAATAGTACAAGTAATAGTGTTACCCAAATCAGTAACGGCTGCATCATCCATCCGAGCAATAACTGTATTTGATCCCGTATTAACTTGAACATATGGATAACCTATGTTGGAGTCACATGCATAATAAGGAGTATTTACAAAATCCCACTCAGTCCAAAGTTTTGTGTCAAAACTATATACAAATGTTCTGGAAGTAAGGCATAGAACATAATGCTTTTGCCCTCCAATTTTAACACAGTATGCTTTAGCATTAGAGATGTTAGTTCCCTCTGCATTAAGAGCTAGCCGTAGAGTAGGAACTCCAATGTCAGTTTCTTTAAATCCAGTAATGGTCCAAACACTCCTACCACCAAGACCCGACTGTCCCACTAAAATAACTTCATTATCAGTGGCAACAATAGTATCAGGAGCGGGAGTACCAAACTGTTGAACTGCAGAGTCATGCCGAGCTAAAGGACTTCCAGAGGCATTAGCCGCATCATAAAAGAATTCTATAGAATACTGACCAACAGCATAGATATAATTATTGTTTCTTGTAAGTCCCTGTATTGTGTCAGGAAACATCTCAGCAGAAATAAAGTCTCCTGCAGTCCATGCTAGAGGATCATTAAGGTCAGAGTTATACACATCCTGAGTATTTGCTTTAGCTACAAACAAATACCCATCCATAAAGATAGGATTGGGAATGTGCGGAGTAGGGAAATCTATATCTGTAATTTCGGTAGGAGCAGCATTATATGTAGTAAATACATATCCTTTTGTTCCATCTAGCAAAATAAGCTTGCGTGCGCCTGTAGAATCTAAAAACTCACAGAAGCCTACTGTTCCTGTAGATGTAGTAATTGTACTAAGAAATGTACCATCGTAATAAATGGAATTTCCTACAACAGACATTACTTTGGTAAACGTAGAAGTATTCCAGAAATACATTCCACGGGGGACCGTGTTTGCTATAGAATAAATTGAAGTTAAACCGGGGCGACTACGTAACCACCATTGCTTGTTTTCTTTTGCTGGCCCTTCTGTAAGTTCAGGGAGCCAATTAACAAATCTTTGATCTTTAGCAGAACTGGAATTACGCTGCTCCATTGGGCCAACGAAACTAAATCGTTTAGTACTTTGCGTTTTGTCAACTGGATTTTGCGTGAATGCCATCGAAATTCCTTATTGTTTTCCAGTCCAATCTGGCATTAGATAAACACTTCCTTCTTCTGTTCCGAAAGATAGTGCTTCATCAACTAGTTCTTTTGCTTCCGCTTTAATAGCCCCACGCTCATCTTTACTAGCACCATACTCAGGAGCAAGTCTCCAAGCAAGATTGTAGATAATTGCCTCTGTCCAATAGGAAGGAAAGTCTAAATCATCTGTACCACTAACCATATCTTCAAACGGACGTTGGTAAATAATAGTAATTGTGGTAGTTGCATCTACTGGAGTGGGCCAGAGTTTAATAACTCCATAGGTAGAAAAAGGTTGATAGAACAAATCAACAGGCTCTCCACTAGAAGCATTTACTGGTAGCAAGTTATAATCATAATGATTTTTAACTTCCAGAGGAACATTAACCGCTCCACTAGATTCAATCCTGTATGCTTGAATAACTTTCAAAGGCATAGGAGTTGCTAGTGTTTGGGAGTTCCCAATATTGTAACTAGCAGTAGCAGCAACGGTAGAAAAGGTGTATTCCTTAATTGCCCAGAGAGGCATCCCCTTAGTAGTAAGGGTTTTAAGAAGAGCATTTAATGCCTCAGTACCAGTAAGAAGCTGGGCAGCATTTGCAGAACTTCCTTCAGCAAGGACACCTAGCTTACGAAGAGCCCCATTAATAATAGAGTCCCGTGTTAAAGACCAAGTTGAGACTCCACTAGTTGCCATTAAGCTACCCCTTTAACTTTCTCAAATGTGCGTAGACCGCCCATACCAAGCATACCGAACAGTAGTTCGTACAACATACCATCATTTCCTAAAGCTGGAACATGCACAGCAGGAAACCATACACTACATACCCATGTAGCAATTGGATAACCTAGATACGTGTAACCAAGAGCACTGCCACACACCCAGCCAATGAAAGGACGCCAGCCGCTAACAAATACGTTAGGACTCTTAGCTTCTTCTCTATTAACGTCAATCTGTCCTTGAACGATTGAAACTGCTGCTGCAAGTTGTGCTCTTTCTGACTCTGATTTATCAGGCCATATTTTATTGATTACAGTGTTAGCAAGTTCGCTAACTGCCGAAACCGGATCAGTTATAAGCGCCATTATTTATCCACCTTGTTATCTAATTTGTTTACAATAGAATTAAGTATAAGTTTAATCTCATTAATTCCATCTTTAAAATCTTCTTTAGCTATATACTCTTTAGGAAGAGATTCCCTAAGTTTAGCTAAATCATCTTTGAGTTCTTTTACTGCTGACCAGAGTTCGTTGGCTAACCAACCAAGAATAGTAAGACCACCACCAGCAATAATATTAATAAGCGTTTGTGTATCCATCAACAATGATCTCCCGTTGGATCAACGGTGTCCAGTAGTTTAGTACACACGAAGTCTGCTACTTTAGATTTCCATCCATAATTAGCATTATTATAAAACTCAAATCTGTCACTAATACTATATTTTGCTGAGGGAGTTTGTCCCATTATTAAGTTTAGTAAAGTCATATTTATAGCTACATCTAATAAATAGAAGGCACTAATAATAGGAGCAAATGCTATTTTATTATATAT